GTTTCCACGAAACTATCTGCTCACCAAGCCAAGTACCAACATCGTTGCCCAACATTATTTGTGCCAACGCATCTTTCGCTTTAGATTCCAATTCAGCAGCTTGTTTCGCTAACGCACGGGCTTCTTCCAACTGATGTACCCAATCTATTGCGCCTTCAGGCAATTCGATACTTGTTGGTTGCACTTTGAATATGCGTGCGATGTCATCTGCGCTGAAATTGTTTATCTCATCCATCGGAGGCGTATTGTTATCGACCCATTCCCCGAAAATCTCTGACTCTAAAATTAAACTATCTACAGCCAACGGATTTTCAGGCAACTCAACAACACTTAAACGCATATCACGATCCAGTACGCTGAACCAAACAGGCACATCTAATACTGCTTGTTGCGCCCAACCTTGCCACAGCCATTCATCAGGCAAATCGCCTGAATCATAAATGCTGTAACGAGTAGTTGTTTTTGCTTCCACAATTACTGTTGGTTTCTGTTCGTTGTCCACGCCATCGAGACTGATCGACAAACGCCCGTTACGATAAATAACTTCAGGCGTAAAGATATTTACACCTAACTTGTTTGACGCATTCACAATCAATGGCGTTTCAAGAATGTTGCCACGATCAAACACAGCGTTTGATGGTTGCTCAACTGGCTCGTTCAGTTTGTCTGCGAACAGCTCTGCACGGGTCTTGTACGGACTTGCACCCATCAAAGTTGGTATGTCTGACGCACCGAAAACGCAATTACCGTTCTCATCTTTCCAGCGTGCAAGCAACCAATCTTTACTGCCGTGCTTCTCTTTTGCTACTACCTTCATCTGTTCCTTCTTTCTTGTTTGTTGTCTGATCTCAACTATGACTTAGGGGTGTAACGCAGTTACTTTTTTGCTAAAGCCCGATCCGATTTCGGGTCACGCACTTCCCAACTACGCTTCTCAACCTTCTTAAACATATCCATATGATCATCAATGAACTTCTTTACAGAAGGTTTCGATAACCCTGAAATAGTTGCCAGCATCGGAATCGTCACTTCAGCGAACACATTGTTGGCGCACCATTCTTTTAGATCGCCGTACAGGTCTGCCCGTGTCACGCTGTCTGGTGATCGGTGTGCTGTCGCAAGTAGTTCACCTATCTTTCGTGTAGGCACTTGCTGGCGTGTCTGATACGGGATGTGTGACACCCATAGTGGTCTGCCGTGTGTCTCGATAGCTTTAGCAACCTGATCTACTGCATTCATTTTGTTCCCTCTAATACTTTCTGTAGGTTGATCAATCTTTCGTATAAACGCTTTAGCCCGTAGTGAATGTTCCTTGTATATTTGAAGTCCTCTTGTAGATGCGCAGGACTCGTAAAATACACTTGCCATTCACAGTCCTTCGCCAATGCTTTTACTTCATCAAGAGTCAAATCTAAAATCTTTATTCCACTTTTGATTTTCTCACCTCTGGCGATTGCTGCCAACCGTAAGTGAGGCTCTGGATCTCCACAGCCGACACACACCAAAGTTTCGCAATCGCACTTCATGTGGTCATCTCTTGTTGGCTCTGTTGCTTCCAAATAATGATTTGTGATTATGATGCTGGTTTTCATTTTGTTTCCTCCTTGATAAGAATCCCTTTTAATGACTTGCCACAAGTTGTAAAGTGTGGAGAGTTCGCTGCGAACCAAAGTGCGTCTGAATTGTTGTATGACAAACAATTTGCCAAATATGATTTACCAGTTTTCTTTGACTTATGCCAAACAACTAATTCGCCACACTCACACATAAATACATTATGTATTTCTTTGCTTGTCGCACCACCGTCAGCAGTACGCCTACGATTGTGATCTAAATATTGTGGTTCTAACTTTTTGAAGTCGCTCATTACTTTGCTGCCTTCGTGCTGAAAGCTGCCTGCTGCCCACAAAGATCGTTGTAAAGTTTCGCAAATCGCTCTGCACTTTTACGAGTCTCAAATGTACGCACTACTTCTCTTGTGCTTGTTCTGATTAAATGTGTCTTGCTCATAATTCCCTCCTCAGGGTTTTCCTTGATAGAACAAGTATGACCGATATAGCAACAGAAAGCAAATCATTTGTTTTCCTATGCCAGCAAGAGTTAGCCGACACATCGAATAGGGAGCAGCCCTACTAGATCAGTAATAGGGCTGCTCAACCCATTTTATTGCGCTACGGAGAAGGAGAACATAGCGCAACACGAAATACCTTACATATCAAACTGTGTCAAGTCCACCAGCAAAAATTGCTCTCATACTTTTCACCATCGCAACAGGAATAGACAACACACAATCCAACTGATCAAAACTGTTTTGCGACTGCGCTAAAACAATGTGATCAGGTTTTGTTTCAGGCAGCAAGATACCTACCGACACCACTACACACGGCTCGCAACCAACTTCACTAATCTCAATCCAGTTAGATGTATCGGCGTGTGCATCGTGCCAAACAACTTCCACAAAAGTTGCCATTACCAATTCTCCTTTTTGCGATCAACAAAAAATACGGGTGCTTGAATCGTAATGTTTTTTTCAGGCGTAACCAAAGCTAATGCTTGTTGTGGCTGCTCATAACCGAAACCCATCAACAATGCGTACTCATCGAAACCTTTCATCGTTCCATTTACCACCATTTTCGGTGTGCTGATGTATTGATGCCAGTGACCTAGCCACATTGTTTGAAACGATTTCCCTGTAGCCAAATAGCGTGCTTCTTTCCGTGAACGCATACGCATAATCGGGGAATAGATTCCACCCCAACCTGAACCACCAGAAACCTGATCGCCGTGAGTAATCAAATGTCCGTGATCATAAATATTGATTAACGCATCAGCCGATTCAGGGATACTAAATGTGACCCGTTTATCTTTAGTGAAATGGCGTTCAATCATTTTCGCTATCAGCCAATCAAAGTTAGTTCTCACACGCTGCTTCATACGAGGCTTCCGTGTAGTCCTGCCGTGATTACCAACCACCGAAACAACATGACATTTTTTGAACTCATCAGTTAGAAGCTGGATTGCTGCTGCAACCTGTTCAGACCAAAACAACAATGAACCAATCATCGTGTCCTCGTTCGTCAAAGCCAATTCTTCGTGGATGTCACCAGTAAAAATGTCTCCACCAAGAATGATTACAACACCATCATAAGAAACTCCCGACAAATAATGGCGTGCCATCTTGATCACATTTTGTGTCCAACGCTCTAAACGCATCACAGCGATCTCACGGTTGTAAGCGTTCAACCCTTCCATCTCATCAGGGTTCACCACTTCGTCAAAGTGTGTGTCAGACAACATCACTACAAGAGTGCCTGCACTGCTTTTAGGTTTTAGTGGTGCAAGCCACATTGGAGGCTGTATTGCTGTTCCTTCAGCCATATCAACCACTGACAAAGTGCGTTCAAGTTCCTCAACCTTTGTAAGTAGTCGTGCGTTCTGGTTTGCTAACTGGTCACGCTGCTTACGCACACGCACCACATCAACATCGATTTCAATAACTTTGGCTTGCTCGATTTCGTCACGCAACGCCACTAGACAATTCCTTTCGGAAACAAGCAACGGTTGAATGCGCCATCTTGTGTCCACGCTGCGCCAACACATTACGAATAATACTTGTTTGAATAGTTGTATCCATTAACGCTTGTAAAAGATCGTCACGATCTTCTGATGTCATACCATCAAGAATTACTTGCAAGCGTGGCTTACCACCAGCACTTTTAGGTACTTCAGTTTGGATTTGCTCCAGTAGTTTTCCCATATACACCTTCTCCGTGTCTGTCGATATGTGTTTCTAACTTGTCACCAACTCTGTCCACACTTTTGTGCAGCATTCTTAACTGTGCTTGCACAACTGCGTGATCTGTCCTGTTCTCTGCTCTTGTGCTTATTGTTTCCTTCTTAAATGATTGCATATATCCAACCACAATTCCACCAACAGTCGTAATGACTGCAACCAAAATAGCAGCCAAACCCATATCCATCTTATGCCCCAGTAACTACAGCAGGCAAATTATCGCCACAAACCAAACGAATATGCCACGCTTCCTCTTGAAGTTCCCAACTGAAACCGTAAGCCTCAATGTTGGCTTTCATCCATTCCAAAACTTTTCCACTCGCATTAGCAACATCGATTGCGATCCCCAAATTATGATTTGAAGTTCCTGGACTTGCTAACGGTGCGTAACCTTTTTTTAGATACCAAACTTTGCCTTCAAACTTTCGTGTGCTTGCACCCTGAATAGGTTCAAGTTGGTAGCGAGTTAAGAAGCCACGCTTTTGCACGGCATAAGAACGGTACAAATCTCCTGCGCTAGTCGGCTTCAATTCGATACCGTCTGTTGCTGCTTTAGCAACAAGTGCGTTCCACGCTTTAGCAGCTTTCGGATGCAAGAAACCTCCACCAGCAACCTTGAGCAACATTGTTGAAGGCAACTTGCCTGCTTCAACACCAACCAAGTTTGATGGTAAAACGATTTTATGTATTGGTAACAAACTCATTTAGCAGCAGCCCGTTTGCTAGCAATCTTTTTT